GTCTTTTTGCTCGGCACTCAGGCTGCCGCCTTTGGTGCGCTTCATCTCCAACCACAGCCCCCAGGCAGGGATGAACAAGTCCGGCACGCCAGAGGCCACGCCTTCTGCCTTCAGGCGGCCAGCAGTGGCCGGACTGCGTGCGCCACCGTTGGGGATGGCAAAGATGCGCACGCTTGGCCAGGTCTGGCGAAACCAGCGCACCAGCTCGCGTTGTTCTTCGTGTTCGGTCGGGATGCGGTCGGTCAGAACGGACATTCAAACTCCCACTTGTCGCAGCCATCCACCGTGGCGGCAAAGTCCTCTGGCGGTGTCATGTCGAACACCAAGCAATGGCCGGACTGGTTGAAATGCTCGCAAGTAAAACAGCACTTCGGCGGTCCAGACTGCATCCACTGGCGGTAGTCAAGCAGGAACTGTGGCTCTGCTGGTCTGGTGGTCATGCCCAACTCCTTTTCAAAACACGGTGAAACTTCCCGTCCATCTTGTACTCAATGCTGCTGGGCGGCTGGCTGTTGCTCATCTGCACGGCCAGGTACTCCAGCCCTTCGCTGCCGTCCATGTGCGTGGCCTGGGCCAGATTCGCACCGGACGATGTTGCCATCGTCATCAGTTGGCGCATGGCCTTGTCGCCTGCATACCCATCGTGCAGCACAGGCAGGTACTCGGTGATCGGTCTGTCGGACAGGCTGCCATAGTATGTGCAGGACAGCATCTCCTTGCCGCTGGCCTTGCTGATGTGCCTGCGCCAGTTCCAGCTCGTCACCTCGAGGTCTTTGCCTTCCAGGCCCATGATGTCGTCGTTGCGCAGCTCCAGCATCTTGCGCTCAGGCTCTGGGAATGCATGGCCGCAGGCAGGGCAGTTGGCCACCGAGATGGCGCACAGCTCACCGCAGTTGTCGCAGACCTTGACTGGCGCTTCACCGTTTCCGTCGCCTGCCTTCTTGGGCGGCTGCACCGCTGTGATCGGCCCGTGCGTGGCCACCACGCCAGCGAAGTCCAGCACCAAGCAGTGGTCTATGTGCGACTTCACGCGCATTCCCCTGCCGGCCATCTGCACATACAGGCTGGCGCTCATGGTCGGGCGCAGCATGGCGATCAGGTCGATGTCAGGGTAGTCAAAGCCGGTGGTCAGCACGTTGGCGTTGGTTAAGGCGCGTAGGCGGCCAGCCTTGAAGTCGGCAAGCATTCGCTCGCGTTCTTTCTTCGGCGTTTCACCCGTAACACAGTCAGCGGCAATGCCGTGCTGTTGTAGGACTTCGGCTACATGATGGGCGTGCTTGACACCTGTGCAAAACACCAGCCAAGCCTTGCGGTCGCCTGCCAGATCAATCACCTCGCGCACCACCCGCTGGTTGTTGTCGTCTGTATCGACTGCGGCTTGCAGCTCGGCCTCGATGAACTCCCCGCCACGCTTGTGCACGCCAGTTGTGTCCAACTTGGCCTTGGTGACCTTGGAGCGCAGGGTCGCCAAGTAACCCTTAAAGATCAGCTCCTCGATGGTCACAGGCTCGATCAGAGCGTCAAATAGCGCAGGCTTGTCGGTGATCAGGCCATGCCCCAGGCGGTATGGCGTGGCCGTCAGGCCCACCACCCGCAGGCTCGGATTGATGGCCTTCAGCTCATCCAGCAGCTTGCGGTATCCACCCTCGTCCTTGTGGTTGACCAAGTGGCACTCGTCGATGATCACCAGGTCAACGTGGCCCAGCTCCTTGGCCTTGCTGCGCACCGACTGGATGCCTGCAAAGGTGATCGGCTCACCGAGCTGCTTCTTGCCGATGCTGGCGCTGTAGATGCCCATCGGAGCGCCTGGCCAGTGCAGTCTCATCTTCTCGGCGTTCTGCTCGATCAGCTCCTTGACATGCGTGAGCATCAGAATCTGCGTCTCCGGCCAGTTCTGCAGGGCATCCTTGCACAAGGCAGCCACGATGTGGCTCTTGCCTGAGCCGGTCGGCAGCACCAAGCATGGGTTGCCGTGGTGGCCAGCCTCGAACCACGCATAGAGCTGGTCGATGGTGCGCTGTTGGTAGTCACGCAGCATCGCTCCCCCTTGCTCGGATAGCATCGCCCCATGTGCCGCCACCCGGTTTCAAAATGTGGTCTACCATCTTCGCAGCCGCCTCACGCTCGTCAGCACGGGCAAGCTCGACAAGGTGTTCAAACGAATCACTATATCCTGTTGCGTGCCAATTTGTACGATCCCAGTTCCAATCAGGAAAGAATCCAGCCTCCCGCGCCATTTCAATTACGGTCTTCATGTGTTCTCCTTTATGCCGTGGGCGGCTTCGATGGCTCTGGCAAATTCATACAAGTCCCAATCAACCATAAAGCCTTTCATTTTCTTAGGCATTGAATCAATCACTTGTGTGATGGCTTTATCCGTCAGCGGCTTGCGCTGTGGTGCGGCGGTGTAAAGGGACACTTGCCACGACAACAATTTCGACGGAAACTTTATTTTGTAAAGCGGGTTCTCTCGGAACGCCCCGTCCGGTGACTCAAGCCAACCGACAGGCTCTATGTTCCCGAAGCAAGTTGCGGGAACATCCTGCTCTGGCTGCGCCATCCACGGGCAATAGCGCTTAAAAAAACTCTCCCACGGCACAGGCTTCTGCTCTGGCTGCTCTGCCTTCGCAGCGTCATACCCCATCTTCCACGCCGCCTGTGTGGCTCTGATTGCTTCGGGTGAAAAAGACTCCTGCTCTGGCTGCGCCAGCTTATCGCGCAATTCGTCTCGCTGCGCTTTGATACAAGCAGGCCGGTCGCAGTAATAACCGCATGAATGAATGTCGCTCATGTGTTCTTCTCCATTGCCTTCTTCAGCGCTGCTTCCTCCGCTGCTCGTCTTGTCAGCCACTTCATGTAGGAGGCTCTCAAGTAGCGGCGATTGCTTGCATCGAACTTGCTGCTCTTTGGCTCGATGTCGGGAGGAGGCTCCAGCAAGGCGGTGCGAATTTGTTCTGCGTCCGCGCCGATCAGCCGAGCGTAGTCCTCAAAGGAAGAGGTCTTGCTGAACAGCCAGTCGACGGCGGCGAAGTTCTCCGCACCCGTGGCCTGCTTGCTCGATGCGTCCTCGATGGCCTGGGCAGTAATCGCGGCCAGCAGGCGAGCGCAAGCAACTGTCTGTGGGTGCGCGGTGGGGTTCGATGAAATGAAGTCGATCATCCGACAATCCTCCCGCCAAAGTCCCTGCGCATCTCGGCAATGAACGAATCACCGCTGGCGCAGGCAGCGGCATTGGCCAGCAGCTCCTTGGAGCTGTAGACACCTTCTTGCTCTGGGTCACCATTGGCTACGTCGCGGCCTTCGATGACGTAGACGGCGGTCCACTCGTCCGGCCCATCCTTGCGCTGCCATGGCACCAGATCGGGATGCAGGACATGGCTCTCGCATCCAGTGCGCTGAGCCTCCAGCGGTATCGTGTCATCCCACTTAACGCAGTGCCAGGTGCTGTCGCCCTTGGCCGTGCTGTGGGCGCAGGTGCGGCAGTTCACATGCTCGGTGGTCTTGCTCTGGTGGCAGAAATCATGCGCATCGCAGAACTTGCACTGATACCAGCTCGGGTCTGTGCTGATCGGTGGTGGCATGCGGTCTTCCTGCGCCAGCAAATAACCACGCCTGATGTACCTCTCGGCCACATCTTTCTCGTAGCGCACGCGCTCGGTGTAGATGCGGTCGTCGTCCTTGCAGACCGCCACGTACAAGGCCCGATCAATCTCGGTGCCGTGCATGTAGAGCTGCATCTGGACCCAGTGCTCTGGCTTGGCACTGGCCACCGCGCCAGCTTTGAGCAGATCATCAAAGGACTTCTTACTGTGCGTCTTGAACTCGGCCACATGGCGCTTCTTTGGTGCTTCTGGCACTCCTGACTCAATGATGGCGTCCAGGCTGCCGGACACATGGCAGCCAAGGTCTACCCTGGTCTGCTTGCCGGACGTGCTGCGAATGTCCACGCCAATGGCTCGCAGGTCGCTGATAATGTTGGCCTCCTCGAGCTGGCCACGCCTGAACAGGCGCAGGACTCGGCCTGGGAACTTCGGCTGCACAGCCCAGCGAAAACTCAGCCACAGCCAGCGGTCGCAAGCGTGGCCAAGCTGGCTGCAGCCCATGTGGCCCCTTGGCTGTTCGGCCTTTGCTTCGTGCGCTTTGTCAATCAACGCCTGGATGGTATGCTCTGACTCGGGTATCTTCATGCCCGTCTCCTTTTGGTAGTTGCCCATTGCCCCAGGTTCCTCACGGTTCCTGGGGCTTTTCTTTGCTTACTTGGATTTCACCCAGGGCGGCGAGGCCTTGGCCGGTGCAGACGCTGCTGCCGGTGCTGCTGCCGGTGCTGCAGCCTTGAACGGTGTTGGTGCTGCGCCACCGTTGATTGCACGGTAACCCTTGACCTCGTTGCTGGCCTCGTAGGTCTTGCCGGTCTTCTCATCGGTGCGTGCTGCGCGAATGGTCAGCTTGATGTTGACATTGCCTCCGATGAGCTGGTCGGTGTCGGTCACCTTGGCCAGCCCGACCGCACGCATGATGTCGCCAAGCTGCTGGCGGCCAATCTCTTCGGCCTTGGCACTGGCGTTCTTGATGTTGAGGTTCGAGAAGATCACCCTGCCCTGGTGGCTCGGCCCGGTGATGTCCAGCCGCAGCTTGATGTACTGGCCGCCACCGTCGTTGGTGTTCTTCAGCTCAGCCTGTGTGATGCTGGCGTTGTAGTTGCCTTCCGGCAGCGGCTCGAAGTTGCCGCCAGTGCCTTGGGGCAGTTCGTTTGCGTCGAAAGTTTGTCCGAGAAAAGCCATGATGATTACTCCTTGATGATGTCAATGGTGAAAGAAGGGCGGCCAGGCTTGGCCGTGATTGCGCCAGCCAGTGGCCGAGTGATGCGTTCGTCGGAGGCCTTCCAGATGGCCATGTTGATCTCTGGCTTCCAGCGAAACAGCGTCGAGAGGTGATCGGTCAGGCCAGCCTCAGCGGCCAGCTCCTGCACCTTGTCTGCATCAACCTTGCGGTCGATGCGACCCACGACCTTGACTCGAAAGCCTTCGAGCGCCAGGGTCTCAGTGCCTTCAGTGTCGTCACGGATGCTTGCAACCTTGCGCATGGAATCCTCAAGGTCGCGGCGCTTTTCGACTGCCACACGCTCGGCCTCTTTGGCCTCCAGCCATTCGGCTGCCATTTGCTCCATCGTCTTCATGCGGTCCTCGCTTTCAGCATGGCGTCTGCCATCGAATACATGCCCAATGCAATGCGGTCTTGCATTTCTGGGCCAATGTCTTGAGCTGGCTTGAGACCGACCATAAAGCCTTGCAAGGCTTTGGCCGCAAAGTAGTCGCGCAGGGTCATGCCATCATCTAGAACTTGATTGTCTATTGCCACTGGAAATGCTGGCCCACCTGTTTTTGTATAGTTCATGCCTTGCCCCCAATCTTGGCAAACACTGCGCTCAGGTCCGGTGCCTCCCAGGCATCCAGCTTGCCGCTGCGGTCCTTGGCGAGCCACAGGCCATCCGAGTCGCACATCAGCGCACGCTGGGTGGCTCCGTCGCCATCTTTCTCAACGCGCAGGGCCAGCACCTCGTCGAAGAAGTAGGGCAGCGCCTGGCCGGTCTTATTGCCTGGCATCGAGGGCGCGTACAGCACTCGGCCCATTTCGTCTTGGGTCTTCTCCAGCTTGGCGCTCATGTAGACATGGCGTCCAGGAAGGTCGCGGAAGGCGCGGATGATGTCGGCCATCTGCTCCTGCATCGCACCGTAGGCCTGGCGTGGGTCTTTGGTGGCCTTCTTCTCGGTGTTCAAGCACACCTCAGCGATCTCGCTGATGCTGTCCAGTGCCACCGATTTGTAGGACTTGGCCTCGTCGCTGCTGGTCAGCCAGGTGTAAGCCTCCTGCAGCTCAGTCATCGAGGTGATCTCAATGAATGGCAGGTCGGCGTCCTGGATGGACAGCAGGCCGCCTTCAGCCGACAGCACGATGGGGCTGGGGAGGGTCTTGATCAGCGAGGTCTTGCCTGCGCCGGCCTGGCCGTAGACCAGGACTTTCACACCGTTGGCAGCCATGCTGCCGGTGGTCTTCACGTTGATTGCCATGTTCAAGCCTCCTTTTGAATGCGCGAAAGCCAGGTCCGACACTGCTCAAGCGTGCCAACAATTTCTGGGTCGTTGTGAAAAATTCTGCATTTGCGGACGATGTACTTGCCCTGCATAGGCGACCAAATAACTTCAAACATCAGGCTCTCCTTTGGGTTGCTGCGCTTTCGGACCATCCGGTTGCGCAGTGGTTGCATCATAAACCGGAAATCGGGTATAGTGCAAGCACTCCCGCAAAAATAATTTCAGAGGTGCAAATCATGATGACTGTTGAGCAAATCAAGAAACGGCTGGAAGATGCCAATCTCAAGAGGGTGGCCGAGAATGCTGGCGTGCATCCGGCCACGGTCTATCGGTTCATGCAGGAGGAGTCCAAGCCACTGTACGAGACGGTCAAAGCGCTGTCGGACTACCTGAAACGCCAGGAGGCAGCAATCAATGGCTGACCTCTCCAACGTCTTCGGCGGTCCTTGGTCGCCACCACCAGAAAAGCGCGTCGCACCTCCAGAGGAGCAGCTCCTCGATGCCATTCGAGATGCTGGCCTCGAGCCACCGGAGCAGGTGGTCTTTGATGGCAGGCTGCACAGGTTCAAGTCAGGGACCAAAGGCAGCACCAAGACAGGCGACAAATCTGGTTGGTATGTGGTCTTCGGTGATGGTGTTCCGGCAGGCAGATTCGGCTGCTGGCGCATGGGGTTTGAGTCACCCTGGCGTGCTGACGTTGGCAGGAGGCTGACAGCCACAGAAGAGATGGCCCACGCCAGGCGGTTAGCAGAGGCCAAGGCATTGCGCGAGGCAGCCCTGGAAAAGCAGCACGAGGTGGCCGCAGCGACCGTGGAGGCGATCTGGACAGCGGCTCAGGCAGCCAGTCCCGATCACCCGTACCTCAAGCGCAAGGGAATCCAGGCGCACGGTGCCAGGATCACAGGAGACGGCAGGCTGATCGTGCCATTGTTCGACAAGGATGGCGCACTGGCTACGCTGCAGTACATCGACAGCGAAGGCGGCAAGCTATACCACCCAGGCGGCGAGGCCGGTGGAAAATTCTGGATGGTAGGCTCACTGGATGAGCCTGGCGTGATTTATGTGGCCGAAGGGTTTGCCACAGCGGCCACCATCCACGAGACGACAGGCCGCCCATGCGTGGCCACTTACAGCGCCAGCAGCTTGGTGCCGGTAACTGGTAGTCTGCGCGACATGTTTGGAATCGGACAGGACATTGTGATCGTTGCAGACCACGACAAGCATGGCGTTGGACAAAAGTATGCCGACCAGGCGAGCGCGAAGTTCGGTGCCAGGGTGATCATCCCGCCAATCGAAGGCATGGACGCCAACGATTATGCACAGGCTGGGCACGATTTGGTTGGCCTGCTGGTGCAGCAAACTGGCTCAGCCGTGATCGACAAGCTGCAGGTGGTCTTCGGCGACCAGCTCGGCAGCGATTACGAGGCACCAGACGAGCTGGTGGAAGGCCTGATGACCATTGGCAGCTCGGTGGTGGTCTACGGTGACAGCAACTCAGGCAAGACATTTTGGGCGCTGTCGGTGGCCACGGCCATCGCCACAGGCGAGGACTGCTACGGACGCAAGACCGATCCCGGCCTGGTGGTATACCTGGCCAGCGAGGCACCGTCCAGCATCCGGTCACGCATGCAGGCCATCAAGAAGTTCCACGGCTGCAGCCTGGAGAACCTGGCGATGGTGCCGGTCCCGATGAACTTCTACGCTGGCGACCAGGATGCCCACGATGTGATCGAGCTGGTGCGTGCCATTGAGGTGGCCAAGGGCAAGCCGGTGCGCCTGATCATTGGCGACACGCTGGCCAGGATGAGCGCAGGCGCGAACGAGAACAGCGGCGAGGACATGGGTCCTGTCATGGCCAGATTTGACCAGGTGGCCACAGCCACTGGCGCTGCCATGATGATCATCCACCACAACGGCAAGGACGCTGCCAAAGGCGCTCGCGGCTGGTCCGGCATCCGGGCGCATATCGACACCGAGATCGAAGTCAGCGAAAAGGAAGGCACCCGGTCGGTGACCGTCACCAAGCAGCGCGAGCTGCCAAGCAAAGGCGAGACGATCTACTTCAAGCTGGAGGTGATCGAGATGGGCACGACAAAGTTCGGCGGCCCAGCGACCACCTGCGTGGCCGTGCCAGACCAAGACGCAGCCACCACAAAACCACACAAAAAGCCTACAAAGCACGACGAGAACATGCGCAGGCTGGAGCGCGCCTGGTGGGCATCCGGTGCCGAAGAACGCGAG